GAATATAACCGTCAGGAATTGGCAGATGTTATCAAAGATAGTCAATTGGGTGTAGCAGCTAATGGAGTTCTTTATATGCAAGATAAACCAGGTTTGATTGCGGATATCCTTAACACATGGTTTAACAAAAGGGTTGAATATCGTAAATTAGAAAAGAAATATGGTGAGGAAAAAAATACTGAATTATATGAGTTCTATGGTAAAAGACAACACGTTCAGAAAATCCTTTTGAACTCAATGTATGGTGTATTGGGTTTACCAGCATTCCGTTTCTATGATGTGGATAACGCAGAGGCAGTAACCTTAACAGGACAGGTCGTAATTAAAAAGACGGCTGAAATGGCAAATAGAAAATATTGGAAAGAATTAGGAACAACCGATGATTATAATGTTTATATTGATACTGACTCAATTTATATGATGGCAGAACCTTTGGTAAAACATAGATACCCAGAATATAAAACATTTGATGAAAAGAGGATGGCAGTTGAGGTGGACAATATTGCAACCGAAACACAAACATTCTTAAACTCATTCTACGACTTATTAGCAGAGAGATTTTTCTTTATTCCAAAAGACAAACATAGATTTGAGATTAAAAAGGAGTATATCAGTAAAGCAGGATTTTGGGTAGCAAAGAAACGATATGCACAATGGATGATTTTGAAAAACGGAATACCTTGTGATAAATTAGATGTTAAAGGTTTGGATGTAGTTAGAAGTTCATTCCCTAAAGCATTTCAAAAGTTTATGTCTACAATGTTAAAAGATATTCTAATGGGTAAAGGGCATGATTATATTGATGATACTCTATTGACCTTTAAGAAAAGTTTACCAACACTACCTGTAAATACAATCGCAAAAGGTGGAGCATTGAAAGAGTTGAGTAAATATGATAATGGTAGTTGGAAAACAGGTGACGCAGTAGCAAACTTTGAGAAAGGAACACCTGCCCACGTTAAGGCCGGAATAACATACAATAGATTATTAAAATTCTTTAATTGTCCATATAAGCATGAACCAATTAGAGATGGAGATAAAGTAAAGTGGGTATATCTTAAAGACAACCCATTAGGATTAGAAACAGTTGCATTCAAAGATTATAATGACCCAAAGGAAATTATGGATTTTGTGGAAACCTATGTGGATAGAAACAAAATATTTGAAGCAGAATTGGAAAACAAATTAGATGACTTTTATAACGCATTAAAGTGGGATAAGGTCACCGCAGATACAAAAACAGCTAAAAAATTCTTTGCATTTTAACATGGAAAATAAAAATAGAATAATACTTGCATATGATAGAGTAGTCGGAAATTCAACTATTCCAAATGGTATATCAATTGAAATATTAGCCGATATACTAAAAGCCTTTGGTGAAATTGATTTTACACATGATTATGTTGATAGTTACTATAAATTATATAATTTTCCATCTACATTTCAAAATTATATGTTAAGTTCTAATTTATTTGATTTTGAGATAAGACCTACTATGCAAGTATTTAGAGATTATTGTCAGAAAAAAAAATATCCATTTTTATATATTGTTGAGAGTTATGCAAAATTTTCAAGATGTTTAGGATATGAAGAAGACCCCGAATTATATGAATTATTAGAATTTGATGAAATAGAAAACGATAAGAGTTTTTTTAAAAATATAAATAAAAATATATTAGAAGTTATTAAAAATAATGATGATGCATATATTTTATTAAATCATTCACATGAAGGTGATGTATCGGAAGATGATATTATTTTAATGAAAAAATTATTAAAAAAATATGATATACCTGATAGAAAATTTATTTATATACATAATTCATTTGGAATGGACATACCATTTCAAAATTATAAATTTGATTGGCATTTAGCTGCAAAATCAATAGAAACACAAAAATTAAAAGAACAAGATTTATTAAATAAAAATTCAATTTTTAATAAAGCAAATAAATTTCATTTTCCAATTAGAAGATTTAGAGAATATAGAATAAAACTTTTAGAACAATTATTTTTATATGATAAAAATTTTATAAAAAACAATGCAGTATCATATGATTTGGATTGTGAAAATAATAAAGATTCAATTTTTTACTTAGATAAAAAATTTAAAAAATATATTTCAAAAAATAAAAAACAAATTGTAGATGTTGATGGTGTAGAATCTATTCATGGATATAGAGCAGAATATAAAGAACCATATGAAAAAAGTTATATAACAATTGTAGCTGAAACTATCTTTAAAGAAAAATACAATTATATAAGCGAAAAGACTTGGAAACCAATTGCACATCAGCATCCATTTATTATGGTTGGTAGACCTGGTATATTAAAATATTTAAAAGAAATTGGATTTAAAACGTTTTCACCATTTATAGATGAAAGTTATGATGATGAACCGAACACGGAAAAAAGATTTAAAATGATTGTAGATGAAATAAAAAGATTGGATTCTTTATCGATGGGAGAATTGGATAATATTATTAAATCTTTAAACGAATTATTAGAACATAATCAAAATCTTTTAATAAAACTAAATGAAGGGCAAATTTTAGAAAAAAATTATTTAAGATTTATTTTAAATAAATTATATTTTTCTAAAAAAGAAATTATAGAACCTCAAATCATTGAAAAACAAGAATTACCAAAACCAAGAAGATTAATATAAATTATTTTGGTATTATAAAAAATTAATTGTATATTAGTAAAACAAACAATAAAACATGAACAAAAACAATTTATTAAAATTTATTCAAAAGTATTCACTAGGTGGACTTATTGAATCAGTAGCGTGGAACGCAGAAGGAACGAAATTATCAGTTAGATTTATTTCAGATGACAAAACATTATTAGGAGAGGTTGAGTATAATGCTTATACTTCTACTCAAATGAATGTTGGTATTTACACAACATCATTACTGAAAAATATGATTGGTGTATTAGACAACGATTTAACATTAAAAGTTGACAAAGCAGGTGATAAATCAGTATCATTAAAGTTATCCTCTGACGAAACTGAAACATCTTATCAATTAGCAGACTTAGGAGTTATTCCACCTGTACCAGATTTGAAAACATTACCTGATTTTGGTATTTCAATTGAAATGGCATCTAATATGATTGATAAATTTATCAAAGCAAAGGGTGCATTAAGTGATGTGGATACTTTTACAATCTTTACCGAAGGTGGTGATTTGAAGATGGCAATTGGTTATTCTTCTATCTCTACAAACCGAGTTACATTTACTGCACAAAAAGATTACACAGAAACAGTAAAACCAATTTCTTTCTCAGCAAAGTATTTGAAAGAAATCTTAACGGCAAACAAAGAAGCAACATCAGCAAAATTAAAAGTTTCAACTGACGGATTATCAAATGTTGAATTCCAAATTGATGATTTTGTATGTAAATATTATTTAGTAGAAATTTCAAATTAATAAAATGAGTGAACAATTAGATTTATTCCCACAAGAGGAATTACAACAACAAGAAGCTGGTAGTATCAATCTACCTGAAGCACAACCAATTGCAGACGCAGAATGGTGTTTTCAATTTTTTAACAACGAACCAACTGTATTTGCTTGGTCAAATGAAGGTGAAGAACCTGTTCCATTGACAATACAATTAGACCCAATTGCAGGTGAAGGATTAAACTTTCAACAAAGTGGAATGACATTTAAAATATTCCCAAGACCAATTAGTGAAAAAACAAAACAACAAAGAGCAGAACAAAATGAAAGTAAAAATAAAGAAGCTTAGTGCAGAAGCAGTAATACCATCTTATGCAAAAAGTGGTGATGCAGGTATGGATTTGGTAGCAACATCAATTAAGTTTGATGGTACACAAATTACATACGGAACAGGATTGGCAATAGAAATACCGGAAGGATTTGTAGGATTGGTATTTCCTCGTTCATCTATTCGCAAAACCGATTTATCATTAAGTAATTCGGTAGGTGTGATTGATAGTGGTTATAGAGGTGAAATACAAGCAACTTTTAATCAAAAATCTTTATCTAAAGATGGTCAAATTTTATATGGGGTTGGTGATAGAATTTGTCAACTTATGATTATACCACATCCACATGTAGATTTTATAGAAGTACAAGAATTAAATAACACCGAAAGAGGCGAAGGCGGATTCGGTTCAACTGGAAAATAATATGAGTTTTTTTGCAAACGAAAACAATAAAAAAGAACATAGCTTGTGGGTGGAGAAATACCGCCCACAAACTCTTGCTGACTATGTTGGCAATGAAACCATCAAAGAAACAATTCAGCAATACTTAGATGCAAATGACATACCACATTTGTTGTTATACGGAAAAGCGGGTACTGGTAAGACCACACTTGCTAAACTAATCGTAAACACAATCAAATGTGACTTTATGATTATCAACGCATCGGATGAAAATAATGTGGATACCGTAAGAACAAAAGTTAAGAACTTTGCATCATCTGTTGGTTTTGCAGGTTTCAAAGTAATCATCTTAGATGAGTTTGATTATATGACACCAGGAGCACAGGCGATTTTGAGAAACTTAATGGAAACATTCAGTAAGCATTGTCGTTTTATCTTAACTTGTAATTACATTGAGAAAATCATTGACCCTATCCAAAGTAGATGTCAATCTTTCGCAATTACTCCTCCAGCTAAAAAGGATGTAGCAGTTCAGGTAGCAAAGATATTAGAAGCCGAAAAGATTAAGTTTGAACCAAAGAATATGGCTGATGTGATTAATTCATATTATCCAGATATTAGAAGAATACTTAATACTTGTCAACTACAATCGGCAAAGGGTGAATTGAAAGTAGACCATAGAGTAATGGTTGAAGCTAATTTTGCAACTAAACTTATTGACCTTTTAAAAGAAACTGACGATAAGAGAAATATGTTTATGAAAATTAGACAAGCGGTAGCAGATAATAGATTAAACGATTATTCGGAAATGTATACAATGTTATACGACAAAGTGGATGAATACGGAACAGGAAATGTAGCAAATGTAATTTTAACTATTGCAGATGGCCTTTCAAAAGATGCATTAGTAGTAGACAAAGAAATTGTATTTATGTCTACAATTATACAAATATTAAACATAATAAAATAATGGAACAACAACAATTACCGCCGAATTTTAATTTAAATGACGCAAGAGATATGGATTGTGAATGTGGTGGAAAGATTTTCTTACCAGGTTACAGATTCAAAAAAATTAGTAGATTATTAACAGGTGCACCTAAAGATTCGGTTATGCCAATTGAATTATATGTATGTGCAACTTGTGGTAAACCTTTAAATGAATTACTTCCACAAGAACTACAAGAAACAAAAATCATAGAATAATGGCACAAAAGTTATTTGACCATATTAATGCAATAACTACTATTCAAGACCCAAAGTATTTTGATAAACTTACCGATGAGGATTTAAAAACTTGGAGTAATTTTATGATTAATAGATTTTTATCAATGAAACCTGAATGGGTCGAATTGATTGCATCTATATTACCATTAACACAAACTCTTTCTCCAAAAGAAATGTATAGTTTGTATATAAATGTTATACCAAAGGGTAAATACTTTTTGAAATATATTAAAGGTAAATCAGAAGATAAATACGAACAATTTATAGTAGACCTTCTAAAGAAAGAATATGATTGTTCAGAAAACCAAGCAATAGAATATTTGGAAGTTTTATATTCAACAAGAGAAGGTAGAGAACATATAAAATATGTTTGTGAAAAATACGGCATAGATAAAAAACAAATAACTAAATTGAAACTAAAAATTTAATATTTATTAAAAAATAATTTATGAATAGTAGTTTTGAAACGGCAAAAGAACATTTTTTAGAACATGGATATTGTAATGCTTCTTTAAAAGATATTGATTTAGATTTTTATAATTATTTAGAAGCAAATTTCCTTTGTGATGAAGAAAAAAATTTACAAGATAAGTTTTTTCAATTTAGGTTTGATGCTGCAAACAATTTTGCACTTAGATATAGTAGTGAAACAAAATCATATGAAGATGCTAAACTTAAACTAGAAGAACTTTTAAGTTCACATGATAGTTCTACAACAAGTCAATGTTGGTATATGTTTAATAACTTTAAACCAAATGAACGAACTATTATTGAAAATGGTATTTATAATATTTGCAAATACTTTTACGATTTACCAGATAGAGGTTCATTAAATAATAATGAACTTGAACTTACTTACTATGGTAAAGGGTGTAGATTTCATGTACACCATGATGCTATTACTACAAATTTATGTTCTATTATCATTTATTTAAATAAAAATTATAATAAAGAGAATGGTGGATTATTGTATTTAAATGGTGAAGAAATTATTCCAGAATTTGGTAACATAGGATTTATGGACTTGTCAAAATCAGATATTAGTCATGGTGTATCGGAAGTGACTGATGGGCCTGGTAGATATGCGATACTTTCTTTTCCAAAATTAAAGCCTATAATATAATTTGGTAAATCAAATTATTTGTCGTATATTAGATATAATATGGCAAGAGTATCATTTTCACAATATAGTATGTGGCATAATTGTCCACAACAGTATAAATTAGCATACATAGATAAGTTAGGTGAGTCATCATCCAACATTCATTCAATCTTTGGAACTGCAATGCATGAAACACTTCAAAACTATTTAGAGAAGTGTTTAAGAATATCAAAGTCACAAGCTGACAAAATGATTGATTTACAAGAGTATCTAAAAGAAAGAATGAGAGATGCATATCTTAAAGAAACCGAGGGGGAAATAGGAAACACAACAATATGCACCAAAGAAGAAATGGTGGAGTTTTTGGAAGATGGAAATGTCTTATTAGATTGGTTCCAAAAATCAAAAAACTTTAACAAATTCTTTTCGTTAAAACACGATGAATTGGTAGCAATTGAACAACCCATAAACACAAAGATTTCTGAAAATGTAAACTTTATGGGTTTCATAGATTTGATTATTAGAGATACATTTACGGGTAGATATAGAATCATTGACTTTAAAACTTCTACAAGAGGTTGGAG